GGCAACCTTTATAACCATCAACAGCATCACCTACTAAACATTGAGTTAACCAGTTGTAATCAGCATCTTTAGGTTTAATCTCAAGTAACTCATCACTCATAGGTCTATAAAGTTTGCCTGATATTGTCTTTAAATCTTTATCATCACTCACGATAACTGTGGGTGTTTTATTAGATGATTGGATATACCCCATGACATCATCTGCCTCACATTTTGGCTCAATGTGATATGGGTATGTTTCTTTGCACCAATCAACAAATGCTCTATATCCAAGTGGTTTTCGAGTCTTTTTCCTTCCTGATTTGTAAGGTGGATAAACTTGTTTTCTAAAGTTATCTGGTGCTGACAAGCACATTAGTATTTCTGATGTATTTAACTTCTTACAAAAGCTATCTATTTGTTCTGTGAAAATCTCCTTAGCTACTTTAAGATCCGCGTACAGACTCCAAATGTCTTCTTCTTCACTCCAACAGATTTCTTCTTCTGAGGCGACACAAGCTCTATAAAGGTATAAGTCAGCATCAATTAACAATGTTGGTTTACTTTTCGATAAGGTCGCGTAACGCATTGTCTAACTCCTTTTTAAAATTCATACCTGCTTCAGTTATAAGCCATTCTTGTCCGTAAAGGTCTTCTTCATAATTAATACAATTCGTTATAAATCCCATAGAAGCACATATAGCAATATGGAAAGCTCCTTCTCTTGCAAATGTGGATTTGAGTGTTGGTGGCTTTCGCCATGTTCTATCTAATACGATATAAAAAGAGAGTATTTGCTCTACATCTTCTTTAAATTCAGTAGGTCTATCGCTAGTGGGTTTCAGCCCAAGAGCTTCCAATGGTAAATCCTGCGGAGATCGACATCTCCCAATTATTTCCTGTTTCTTTCGCCATTCCTCTAGTGATGTTACCGACATATTCTGCATCCTTATTTAATGTTCTGATTTGTAATTCGTCATGCACCCACGCACATATTTTTGCATCTACTTTTGATTTGGTTATCTCTTGATCTACTAGCTGTAACCATTTCTTACATATAATTGCACCAGTAGATTGAAGTAACTGACTAAGAAGTTTATGTTCACTTCTTACATACAGTTTTCGACCATCTAATCCTTTTATATATCCTTTTGATTTGTATGCTCTGGCTAACTCATTCTTTAAACTTTTGTATGCAGGAACAGCTCTCTCAAAGTCTGCTTTAAGTTTCTTTCCATCTCTTGAGTTTCCACCTACGATTTTTCCAATGAGGAAATCACCGCCACCAAAGATAAGCGAATAGATAAAAGTTTTTGCTTGATCTCTAGTTTCTAAACCTGCACTTTTTTGATTAAAAGTGTGTATATCACCTTGTAATATTTGGTTGTAATACTCATTGTTATCGTCTAACCAGTAGGCAAGACAACGCAGTTCTAAAGCATCTAAATCTGAGCCAACAATTGAGTATCCTTCTGGTGCTGTGAATAATGATCGACAATCTTTACCATATAAAGCTCTGGTGCTTGGGACTTGAGCAAGATTTGGGGATCTATGGCAAGCTCTACCTGATACAGTTCCATTACTTATTAATGTATGTTTAAGGTAATTGTCTTTACCGCATAACTTCAGCCATGCTTGGTTTCCTTCAGCTAACTGTGAAATTCTTTTAGTTAATAGAAACATCTCTGCCAGTTTCTTTGCTTCAGGATATGGAAGTGAGTTTAATACACTTTCATCTATCTTAGCGTCACCAGATGGTGTCCATTTGTCAGGTTTCCAATTGTATTTTTCTTTTAGACACTTATAAATGTGTTTCCTGCTGTTTGGATTGAATTGGATTTCCTTCTTCTTTATAAACAGTTCACCTTTTACATACCCAAGATTCTTGTTGTTAACTTTAGGTGTAAATGGTGTCTCTACAATCCAGCTTGGAAATAGTGTTGTAAGCTCACTTTCTAATTGTGTTCTTCTTTGAGCTAACTTGGCATAGAGATTACTGGCTGATTCGACATCAAAATACCACCCATTGTTTC